AATGATCCGTTGCCGTCTTTCCTGAAAATCACAATGTCACCAGCAGCGCAAGTAATGCTCGCGCCAGAAGGCAGCGGCATGTTTGTCGAGTGATAGGTTAGTGGCCATGCGCCAACTGCGATGCAAACCACCTCATCACCGTTGTTCATGGTCACGGCAGTTGAGGTCGTCGTGCCAGTGATTCGCACGATGTTTCCGGTGCGTCCGGTTAGGTCAAGCGTGGCAGCGCTGGCAATGTCGGTGCTCGCGCCTGCAGACTTGGCATACCCTGTGATATTGATGGGCCAATCCCCCGAGGCGCCTGTTCCTGTCTTCGTCGGAGCATCGGTGATACCGTAGCCATCGATCGTCGTCGGAGTTACGGTGATCTTGCTCCACGCCAGCGCCGTCAGCCACGACGGGTTCTCGTAGTTAACCGATGCGCGGATCGCGTCGTCGTCGATCAGTGGCTTCGACATGCGGCAGTACGCCATCACGCGCCATCCGCTTGCCGGGTTTCCAATCGGCACTGCGATGCCGATGTCATCGGCAGCAGTGGTGATATTCGCAGCCCCCGGAAGCACCAGAGACGAGCTGTGTGTGAGCGTCAAAATCCCGGCGAACCGGATGAAGATGCCGCCTTTGTAGTTCGTACCGAACGACGTGATGGGGTTCGTCCCAGTGATCAGGATCACCGGCCCGTTGTTGTCTCCGATGTCGGTGACAGAACTGCTGGCAACGGGAACTTCCGTCACATTGGTCGGCACGCCGATTTCGGCGGCCAGCGCCAAAATTTCTGCGTAGACATCATCAAAGCCAACGCCTACGGCATCGAACTCTGAACGCATGTTCGCAGACACGCCGCGCGTCTGTGTAGCCGGTACGCCGCTTGGCGTGTAATAAGGGTTTGCGGTGGCCATCTTATTTCCTCGAAGATTTTTTGTTTCTACGTCCCAGAGCGGACCAGCCGGCGCGGGGTGTAGAGCAAGTTGACGCCTTGCACGGTGTGCGAGTCGTCTTGCGCTCTGTTGCTGTAGAACAGGAAACTGATGTTGGTTTCGGTGCCGTCGATCGATACGCTGGAACTGGAAACGACAGGCGTGTCCCATGTGAATTGGTCCCAGGTGAACTGGTCCCAGTAGCCGCCGGCTCCAAAAATGTTCTGGTCTTGCTGCGTGGCCGAGGGCTCAGTCAGAGGTGTACCGTAGCCGATGTCGTAGCTGATGTTGACCCTGGCGAAACCGTCGCACTTCACCTCAAATGCGGCGCGCCGAAACTGCTTGCGCACCACCGGGGACTGAAGGTTGTTGAACGCCGGGCGTATCCAGGCCTCGATCGGGTCACCGTCGAAACTTGTTCCGATGCCATCGCGGTAGACGAAGCCATCATCGCTTCCGAAGTACGTGACCTCGGCACCGGTTGTCAACTTTGCCGTGCAAATGCAGGTCACCAAGCGGCCGTAGTTGATCGGCAAGATGCCGGTGACCTTCTCGCCTGTCAGCCCCACGATCAAGCCGGTGTTGTCGTTGAAGAACAAGCGGAACTGGTTCTTTGCCATCAGCGTCGTCGATGCACACTCCAGGCCCTGCTTGGTGTCCAGAAGCGTCTGCACCAGGAACGAGATCGCGGCATAGTTGAAGTCGCCGTAGTTCAGCGTGGTGATCAGCGACTGGATGCCGCGCGACGTGAGGCCGTAGGTGTTGTTGCCCACCGGCTGGATCGTGTAGGCCGAATACCCAAGCTCGTAGACCGAAGGCACCAGGTTGAAGTCGGCGCTGCTGCTGCCGTACAGGATCGAGGTCTTGCCCGTCGTGAAAATGGCCAGGGACGCGCCGGACGAGTTGCCGGCCTGCGGCACCATGCCGGTGATCTCGTCACCCATGCCGATCTCATTGGCGCCGGTCAGCAGCGTCCAGGCGTAGGGGGCGCCGATGCCGCTGTATTGCACGCTGCCGCGGAATGCCAAGAACAGGTGGTTTCGGTGCACGGTGATGTGCTTGGGCGTATCAGACGCCATGCCGGTGCGGATCGGGACATAGTTGGTGCCGTCGAACTCAAACGCCAGGTTCACACCGTCGCAACCGTACATGCGCTTGGTGTCCAGCGACCCCGTGAAGTTGTCGTTGACTGCCTCGACTCGGCCGCCCGGCAGCCGTGTGATCGCCGATGAAATGGAGGAAGACGTTGCCTTCGTGACGCCACCAACACGGAGGCTTTCGGCGTTCTGGAACGGGCCACCAGTGATGGCGCCGAGAACAAGCGTCCCGGCTCCGCTCACCGTCCATGTGCCCGATCTCAGCATGGCGCGCGTCACCGTCGCGCTGGCGCCGCTGGTCAGCCCTATGACGGTATCGCCGTCGTTGATCTGGCCGACGGCATTGGTGAACTGGATCTCGTTGCCGAATGTGATCTGCGACCAGCCGCTGCTGGTGCTCTTGTACATGAGCCCAGCGGTCGCCATGGCGTCATCGCGGAACGCATAGACCTCGTCCTTGTAGACCCACACGCCGCGCACTGGGCCGCTTCCGGGAACCGCCAAAATATCGGCGCGCCTGTCGTTCGCCGCCAGCAATCGGAAGTCGGCGTCATCTTCGCTGGAGGATGCGCCGCTCTCCGTGGATGCGGCTGTTGAAGTGGCCACTGTGAGGCCAGATATCTGAAGGGCCTCGTTGGCATCGAAGGCCGCTGACACGCGCCCCAGAACGATGCCAGCCGAATACGTCCCCAGAACGATGCCGGTGGCACCGCTGCCCAGGCCTGTCAGGGTGGCACCGACAGTCAGAGTTCCGGTTGAAACTGCGGGCAGAACCCAGTAACGCGCGCTGGTCGGTGATGTGCGGCCGTCGTAGCGCTCGTATCCGTTGATGCGCCTGTAGCCGCCCACGGCCTGCGGCTCGTAGTTCTGAGCGTCGAAGCACCGGCCCGGGTCCAGTTCGATGGACGGCGTCATCAGGTCCAAGCCGCCGACCATGGCGTAGTAGCTGTACTGCGTCTGCGTGAAACGCTGGCGCCCCGGAAGATTGCGAGAGGCCATCAGGCCAAGCTCCCGCCCAGGGTGAAGCGCCGCAGTTCGTTTCGCTCCAGCACGGCCATGATCTTCTTGAACTCGGCCTCGCCGTCGTCGTAGACCTCCGGGGCGCTCTCGCTGGCGCCGTAGAACATCATGGCCTTGTAGATGATGGCCCAGTGGTACTGCTCGGGCATCACCGGCACGTCACCGGCATCCACAAGCTCGGTTGGGATGCGGTAGTAGTCGCCGATCAGCGTGTAGCCGGCCACGGGGATCATGCCCACGGCCAGCGAGTTATCTGGAGCCAGCGCGATCTCGATTGGCCGACTGTAGGCGTAGCGCGTGGCGCCATAGAGGTAGGTGTCGCGCCAGCGGTCGTAGTCGATCACCGGCATGAAGATTTCGGATTGCGGCCCCACTGCGGTGACATAGTTGCGGAAGGTGTCCCCGGCCGCCACATCCAGCGCCCAGTACCCGAAGTCAGTCAGTCCGAAGTCCACAGTGGGGCTGTACGTGGCCTGCGCCTGCACCGTTGCACACGAGGCAGATGCGCGCATGAAGCGCCAGTCCTCGTGCTTGCGCTGGATGAACAGCCACGCCTCGTTGATCCAGTCCAGCAGGCGCTGGTACTCCTCGCTCTGCCCAGTCACCGCAGACGGGCCATTGCCGATGACGCGGCACTTGCGCCGCAGCTTCTTAGTCATTGCGAGGTAGTTCACGATCGGCGTCCTGCTGTGCTCATCGTTCCGTCATCAGGCGAGTCAGCCACTCACGGCCCCGTGGGTTGGGGTCCTGCAGGATCTGGAAGACGGCGCGACGCGACGTGGTGCGCACAACTCGGTTCTCGGGGTTCTCCACCGTCGCGCCTTCGTGCTTGGTGGCCACCTTGTCCAGCTTCGCGCGCGCCAGGACCTCGACGTACTTGCGCTTGGTCGTGATGACGCCGCCGACCGGCAGGCAGTTGATCTCGTTCCAGCGGCCGGTATTGGGGTCCAGCACCTCGGCGCCTTTGCCGTTGACCCAGACGTCGATCACGCGCGGCGCGTTCTCTTCCTGGCCAGGCTCGATCATGATGGTCACCGGCTCTTCGTTGAAGGCCAGGGCTGCGGCGTAGTCGTTGGTCAGCGGCTTGTCCAGGACCTCGATCTGCTCACCGCGCGGGATGGCACCGCTGGCCGGCAGCACGATGTCGCTGGGCTGCATCTGCGGGATATCGGCCGTCGTGGTGTCGGGCTTGCCGATGAAGCCGGCGGTGGCAACTGCCGGAGCCTGCGCGCGCGCTTGGCGACGGACCGGGGCATTGGCGGGGTTGTTGGGAATTCCTCGGGGCATGGTGGTTCTCCTGGTTGATGGCAGAAAAAGGCCCGCGCTGGGCGGGCCTTTCATGGATGAGCCTCGTGGCTCACGACACCTGCGGACGGTCGGGCAGCGTCATCAGGTCGACCAGCACCTTGGTGATGCCGGTCTGCGATGCCTGGTTGCTGGCCCCGAAGGTCCACGTGGAACCGGTCGAGATGACCTTGACCAGTTCGTAGCCGATCGGGCACAGGCTGTCCGGGATCGCCGGGAACTGCGGGGCAACGTCGAAAACGCCGTCGTCCGTGTAGTTCACGATCTGGCCCTGGACGACCTTGAGGTCGCCGCCGGCATTTCGGCAGATCACGAACACCCCGGCCTTGTTCACGGCGATGGGCAGGAATGCCACGCCAGTGTTCGAGTCCGTGGTGGGCGTGGCCTCGTTCGAGGTGCCGGCCTTGGTGTAGGCCTTGCCCTTGATGGCGTAGAGCTGCGTGTTCGCAGTCGTCATCGTGGTGGTGGTGCCCACTGCCAGCCCTGCCTTGGTGGTGCAGAGGGTCAGCGGGATCTGGGAAAGCTGGTCCATGTTGGGACTCCTTCTTGAAGTTGAGGTTCAGCCCAGCACAACCGTGGGGTCGAACGCGCCGATCGTGTTGATGTAGGCGGCGTTCGGCACCACGGTCACATCGTCCAGAGGCGTGGTGCCCCCGACGAAGTCGCCGGTACCGGTGGGGTTGATGATCACGAAGCCGATGCAGGCCTTACCCACCGGGATGGGGGGAAAGACCACGGCCGCCAGGGTTGCGCCTTCCACGCCCATCGCCGTGGTCAACGTCCCGGAGCCGTCCATGAAGAAGGCAAAGACGTTGAATTTGGCGTTGGTCACGGTGCCAACCAAAGCGGCCATGTCGGTCGATCCGGCTTTGCTGACCAGCTTTCCCTTGACCAGTGCATAGGTCACGGAACTGCCGGTCTTCACGATGGCGCTGCCGCCAGCCTTGATGACCAGACCCGCAGACGTGAACGTCTGCGTGGAGAGACGATCCGCTATGGGGTCGACGATGGCCTCGATGGCGGCACGTGCGATCACATCCTGGATCGTGTTGATGTAGCGCTGTACGGTGTCAAGCATGATGTTTCCTTTCTGGTGACAGGCCGAAGCCCGTCAACCGAATCAGTTCAGGTTCTTGACGCCGACGTTGCCGACGGCCATCCAGCCGTTGTTCTCGATCATCACGGCCTTCCACCAGATCGTGCCGGCGTAGCCGCGCTGACCCAGAGGGTCGCTCTTCGACTTCTGGCCGGGCGGCAGGTAGGTGGGGTCCAGCGATTCCTTGCCGCGCACCGCGATCTGGCTCCAGGCGTCCTGCGCAGTCACGATGAACTGGTAGACGTCGATGTTGGTGCCCGTGGTGGACTGCAGGCCCAGGGAGCCCACGGCCGCGCCAGCGTCCTGCCGGCTGGGCAGGTCGGGGGTCGTGATGAAGCGGAAGCGCTCGCACTTGCCGATTTCGTTCGGCAGCGGTTTGCCGCTGGCGTACTTCTCGGCCGGCACGAAGCCAGGCAGATCCCGGATGTCGGGTTCCATGTCGGTGCTGCAGTACACCGTGTAGCCCTCGGCCACGGCATCGGTGCCGTAGTTCGCGCTGGCACCAAGCATCTTGTTCACCGGCTTGCCGTGGTTGGCCTGCAGGTTCTTGGCGATCTTGCGCAGCAGACCCAGGGTGATGGCTCCGTTGGTCGTGGCCAGCGAGGTGCCGGTGCCGCCGTAGTACTGGTTGGTGCCAGCCTTCAGCGCGCCGAAGTTGATCATCTCGTTGACGAAGGTCACGCGCTCACCGACCTGGGCGATCATGGCCGCCGGGATGTCGTCCTCGTAGAGGTCGTAGGTCTTGTCCGTGAAGCCATACAGGCAACTGTACTGCTGGACCACCACGGTGATGTCCTGCGGCACGATGCTGTCCGGGGTCGGCGTGACGCCTTCCTGGGTCAGGTGGGCCGAGGTGATGGCGGCGACGCGGTCACCGGTACCGTTCTGGAAGAAGCGGTTGATGGTGTTCGCATCGGTGGCGGTGGCGCCGTAGGGCAACCAGCGACGGGCCACGTAGGTGTCGCTGTTGTTCTTGGGCATCTTCACTTGGCGCCCGGCGCGGCCGAGAACTTCCATGGGCACCGCATGGGCCAGGATCTGGCCCTTGTACTTGTTGATCCGGCCTGCGGTCAAGCCGAAGGTTTGCATCGTCATATCTAACTCCTATTGGATTGGCCGCGCCAACAAAAAGGCCAGCACTCTGGCTGGCCTTGTCGGTCGTGGCAGTTTGGGTTATCCGGACCGGAATCCGGCATCGAATTCGTCGTCCTCAGTGGGCCGACTGGATACCGCTTGATTGCCCCGGGGGGGCACGGCGGCTGCGATCGCGCGACTCTTCACGTTGGAGGTTGCGGCTTGGGTTGGCTGGGCTGTTGCCGGCGGCGGCGTGTCTCGGAAGGACCTGAACTTGCGCAAGAGGGTCGCGGCGTCG